ATTAATGTCTTGGGATGTTAAAAGATTTGATACATTACTAAGAGATGGCTGGATTCATGTATGGAGAAAGGGTTATGGTAAACATACTACCTTGTATGAATTATCTTACAAAGGTAAGCGGTTAGCTAATACTATTTACAGAAAGTTACATGGAGAAGAGATAGCTGAATCACCATCAATCAATCCTTTGTTTAGAGCTGACGCATCTTACATGGATAAAGTTTACCGTAATTCTATAAAAGAACTTAATAATTTTATAAAACAACAACGATATCTCTCTCAGTAATAACAGTAAAAGTATCGTTATGTATAAGCATACTAAACCCAGCAGACTTATCATAATAAATAATTTCACCTTCTTTAATTTCTGAGACATCAGTTCCTGGTTTTATTACTTCACCCTTCTTATACCTAAACTCATCAGCATCTTCAGCTGTAAGAATTAATCCTGACTTAGTTTTTAATTCTTCTTTAATAGGTTTTATAACTACATACTTACCAATTGGCTTCATATTTTAATCTTTAAATATAGCATAAATTTTTGCTTTTCTGGATTGGGGGGTAATCCTACCTTTTATAGTCCTTGTAGGAACTTCACATATAAGTTCTCTACGAGGTTCTTTTTCTATAATTTGATCCGAAGGATCAAATTTTGGATTTTTTGAGTTAAGCTTTCTTTTCTTCATGTTTCTCCATGTTTTTAATTATGTTGTTTGTTTCTGTTTTAATACCCAACAGTTTTAATAAAAACTCTATCATGCTCTCATATTTGTTACAATAGCATTAGTGCTAAGTATAGTTGTAGCAACACTAACTGCGTTAGTCAGTGCGTTCTTTGTTACCTTAAGTGGATCAATAACACCCATGTCATACATGTCTCCGTACTTATTGTTCTTTACATCATAACCGTAGTTGTATTTTTTATCAAACACTTGGTCAATAACTTTGTCATTATCTTTACCAGCGTTAGCTAATATTTGCATAAGTGGTGAGCGAAGAGCTGATTCTAAAATTAAGACAGCATCTTTTTCATCTTGGTTTTTGGTTTTGGCTTTTAACTTCAATGATTCTCTAAACAATGCTATACCTCCACCAGACAATATACCCTCTTCTAAAGCTGAACGTACTGCACATACTGAATCATCCACTCTATCATACTTTTCTTTTTGTTCTATATCTGAGTTACCTCCAACAAAGATACAGCCAATAGAACCTGCTAAACTGGCTATACGTTCATTTATAAATTCTCTTGTTGACTTATCTTTGGTATTCTTTTGTTGAACCTTTAATTCTTTTATTCTGTCGTTTAACTCTGGTGTGTTATTATCTTTTTTGAATATGACAGTAGACTTTTCACCAACGATTACTTTATCAGCAGTACCCAAATCATGTGGCATTATTAAACTCAAATCGTCTCCAGTCTTTTCAGAATAATATTTTGCACCAACTGATAATGCAATGTCCTGCATAAGCTCATGTTGCTTGAATCCAAATTGTGGAGGTGCTATATTACAAAACTTTAATCCATTACGAACAACGTTAGCTGCTAAAGTATTTATAACATTTACAGCACATGGTGCAATAATTAACAGTTTATCTCCGTTGTTTATAACAGGCTTCAAAACATTTTCAATTTGTAGTATACTGTTTATTTCAGAATCACAAACTAAAATCTTTACATCTTCAAGTATACATTCATCTTTCTTTTGATTATTGATAAATAAATTAGAAGACCAACCTCTTGCTATTTTAATTCCATTAGTAACCTCAGCATAGGTTTCGGATGTCATAGACTTTTCTACAGTTACCATTCCATTGATACCAACCTGTGTGTATGCATCTTTAATGATCTTACCTATCTCTCTATCATTATTAGCAGATATAGAAGCAACGTCTAATAACCTATCCTCAGTTACTTTTTTAGAATTGCTTTCTAAGTTTGATATTACTTTTGATGCATGATTATTTATATACCTAATAACTTCTGTGGTGTTTGACTCTGATGTTAATGTTTGTTGTCCCGCTTTTACTAAAGCTTCTGTAAGAACAATTGCAGTAGTTGTTCCATCACCAGCAGATTGTGCTGTACGTGATGACGCTTCTTTAACCATTCTAACTGCTAAGTTTTCTATTGGATCATCTAAGTAAACAGACTCGGCTACAGTAACACCATCTTTAGTTACAGTCATGCCTGATGTATGGTTTGGTGATTCAATCAAAACAGTTTTACCCAATGGTCCTAATGTACTCTTAACTGCTTTAGAAATTTTAGTGATACCTGTAATTAACTTATGACGTGCTTCATCATCAAAGCTCAGGTCTTTTGGTATATATCCTTGTTCCATTATATTAAATTTAATTTACGCAAATATAATAAAATAATAATAATACAGCATTCCAAGGTCCAAAGAATTTTTTAGTATTTAAGCTATATAGTAATATGTATATTATATTTTTTTTTATTTATTTTTTTTTAATACCCGAAAGTTTGGAATAAAATAATAATAATAAGATAAATAGTTGAAAATCAAAAAGTTAGAAAATTTAAAGTTTGGAATATCTTTGGAATATCTTTGGAATAGGTCCAGACTAAGTATAAAAAAAGAGGAGACTAAGCTCCTCTAATCACAAACAAACAAAATTATTTTTACATTTCGTAAATGTTACGATCACCATCCATTCTCATTTTAGCTCTTTCAATTCCATCTGCGATACAATCTATTTTATATTGTTTTTTCATTTGTTGTCTATACATTGATGCACGTTCAATTCCTGAAATACCATCAGGTCTTGAATTCATTAGTCTACCATTTTTAATAAACAAGCCATCAACAAAATTACCGATCTTATTATCTCTATCCATATTATTTTTATTTTGTGAACCGAAAGTTTTACAAGGTGTTTGTCCGCATCCGCAGTTCATAGTTATTTTTTTGTAAAGATAATAAAATTTTGTTAGACATTTAGAGGTTGAGTGTTCCACATACTTATACACATAACTACTGTAATAGGAAACGTAGTTTTTTTTTAGGGGGGGGTTGTTTTTTTGTAATTTTTTATCGGAATTTTTTGTCTTTTACTTTGCCCACCACGCACACGCACACGCCCACTCACGTACACGCACAGGCCATTGCTTTACGTTTAACGCACTAACTCAAGCAGCACCTTCCCCCACCCCTACAGACTTGCAAGTGTAAGGAGAAGTGCAGAGACTTCCCTTAGCCACAGTCCGACACACTTCACACACAAACAAATCACACCGACAGACTCAGGATAATCCAGCTGATTATCAAATAAATAAAGAAAAAGAAGTATTAATAGTGAAAATAAATACAGAATCATTTGCATAAGTCATTATTATTAAGTAGTTTTGTAGAAATTATTAAGTATTAATTAATCTTACAAATATGAAAACAGAAGAAAAAACTATGTCAATCCCTATTCATTCACCCGTTGAAATTATAGCATTTAACATCACAGAGGAGTTAAATATAAACGATATGGGAGAGTTTAAGAACACGATGAGGGTAGTATATGCTACCATCAAACAACTGCATAAGAACGATTTATTGAAGGTAGAATTAGAGCAGTTTCACTAAACCTTATCAACCTCAGATACCTCACTATGAAAGTAGTGGGGTTTTTGTGGTAGAGGGCTATTCCTCGCATAATAAAAAACAAACAAATGAAAGTAGAAAATAAATTCAACCACATATATAATCAGTGGACAAAAATCAAATACTGCTGCTACGAATTGAGCAAGAATAACGTACTTGGAGTAACGTATTTAGAGACAGATATTCCTGAAGCTATAGACAGAAGTACACCAAGAGAGCATAACATTGAGATTAAAAAACTCACGTTAAATAATGATGATGTAACAGACAAACTGTATGAGGCATTATGGATGGAGATAGAAGACTATATTAACGAAAACCACTTGCAATAATGAAATACAGAGACAATAATTATGTCAGGTTCAGGGACAATAACAGAAGAGAACTTGTCAGATGGATGAACAACAACATCGTATTTAGTTCATGGGAAGAAGCACAACTCTGTTCAAGAGTATTATTCAGGACTAAAGGTAGATGGAATCAGGACATCCAACAGAACATACAGTGGCTTACTGATAAGATAAGAGGTAAGGATGAAAACAACGATGGTACTGTTAGAATCCGATTAAAAAAAGAATGGACAGACTACTATGGAAATTGCATTTTAGAAAGCATAGACACTGTTCAGGAGATGTATAAGCAAAAGTATGCAGATGCTTATATGAAGTTATTCAGTTGCTCTGAAGAGGAATAAATTTCCGAAACACTACGCAAGTAGTGTCAGCAACATAGTATAAATTAAATAAAACAAAATGAAAAAATATATAGTAATAGACACGTGGAATGGTGAGGGATACTCTGACCACAATGGAGTTGACACACGCATATTCACAGATAAAAATAAAGCATTTGAATGGGCATACTCAAGAGCCCTAAGTGAAGCAAATAATATTGAGGGAGATGTATCACAATATAGCAATCAGGAATGGTGGGGAAATGCCGAGCCATACAGCGATGGAGATGGATACATTTATGAAGGTGCAAATGGTAATGATGGAAGCTATCAAGTTTATGAATTAAAAGAGGATACTTACGCATTCGGTATCTTATGCAATATAAATACTGTTTCCCTATTTACCAAAAAACAATACGATGAAACTATAGAGGATTTAGAATGGAGAATAGAAAATTGGATTGAAGAGCATAAAGAAAAAGAATGGGTTACTACAGACATAGAGGGACTCAGACAGATTGCAGATAATGGAGACAGATACTATTGTGAATTTGATGACTACGATTATCAATTCAGATTAATTACTAACTTAAAATAATAAAAATGGGATACAATACAGATTGGGAAGGCCAATTAAAAACCAATAGAGCGTTCACTAAAGAAGAATTGACTTATTGGAATACCAAAATCAGAGACACACGACACGATGATGAACTTCATCCATATGGAGACCCAAAAAGAATAATGCCGAGCATATGGTGTGGATTTATGATTGAAAACCGAACAACAAATTGGGGTGAAAAGTATGGAGTTTTCTTTTGGGATGGTGGAGAGAAGACTTACATGGGCAGAAAGTGGATAGAATTTTTCTTAAACAAACTTCATGAATGGAGTACAAAAGGAGAAGAGATTTATGCTGAAGGAGAGATGGAATGGGATGGAGAAGAATCAAACGATCTTGGCCGAGTTGTTGTAGAAAAATGTATTGCTCAGGGTGGTGTTCTAATGCATGTTGATGCTGTAGAATTCAGATACAATCGTAAGCATACAACAGTTGTCAACCCTTTAAAACCTAAAGAATCATATACACTTAAAGAATAGTTTTTGTTTTGTTTTTTCCACGTGCCTCAATGCTAATCGCATTGGGGATTTCGTGGTAGAGGAATAATCCTCGCAAAATTAAATTAAATAGATATGGATGTTAAAGATTTAATAAATGAATTACAAAAACTACCTCAAGACATACCAATCAGAACTATAATGAATAATGTTCCTGATGATTTACCTAATGAATGGGTATTTAAAGTAGAGTTACACAAAACTTTTGGGGGGAGAGGTAAAGAATACCAAGAGGTAGTATTGGTAACAAGTCAATAATTAAAATAAAATAAAATGAAAATAAAAAAAGAGGAAGTAAAACATTGGTTAGGAAATAGCCATGAAGATTGGATTGAAGATTTATTGTTTAGATTAATGAACAATAAAGTTTCTGTTAAAGACATCAGAGATGAAGCAAAACAAATGTATAAAGATTCTGAAAAATCATCTAAATTCAAAGTAACGATAATATTAGACGTTGCAGAACAAAGTATAGTAGATATGTCTTTAAATGCAGGAGTTTACATTCAAGAAGATTTAGAGGATGGTTGCTTATACATAGAAGATATTAAAAAAATAACTAACAAATAAAATTATGACATACAATAATAAAGACATTTTCAGGATGGCTAAAAATCTGACTGAAAAAAAGGCAACTGAATTAGAGGTGACAGATGTTCGGTACTATGAAACAAGAAGAGGTCAGGGTTATGAATGCAAGACAAACAAGTTGGGAATTACTATTTGGAATGATGGTATGGGTGGACAAACATACATTGAAATCTTATCTCACTTGTCTTCTACAGAAGAAGAGAGGAAAAAGTTCAGAGAGTTAGGTGATGATGACTTAGAAAAGTTGATTGATGAATATGAATATAAAAAGCAGAGAGATGGGAACTTATAAAGGAATAGATTTAGAAGTGAACCTTATCATATTAGATATGATTGGGGAATTAAGATTTAATTCTGATGGTGAAGTAGATGTTTTAGATATCATACCTATCGCAATTGAAATTGGTGAATTCAATAACTTATATAACAATGGTCATTGGAATGATAATGACAGAAATGAGTGCTATAATAAAGTTTACGAATTGATATAAATATGGCTGAGATTAATCTTGGTACACCCCTCTTTTGAGGGGTTTTTTTGTATAAGGACGCACGACTTAAATTAAGGACGCACGACAAAAAGATCTAAATATATTTGTTTATTAAGTTTTTTTTATTTATTTTTGTAGAAATTATTAACTAATAGACTTACGACTAATATTAATTAAATTTGTAATATGAAATACACATTAAAATTTTTACAATTCTACAAAGAATTCTTTGAGGAGGATGGTTATAAGTGGACATTACAAGAAGTAAAAAGAAAACTTATAAAAGACAATATAAAAGAATATATAATATGAAAAAATTTATAGCCACTATATCATGTGATTCGCAAAGCTCAAGTTATGGTGTAATAGAAAAATATAGATACCCTACAACAAAAGTTGGTGTAGGTTATACCCACAGTGAACAAGCTCTTATACATTCAAAACTAAGAGAATGGAAAAAAGGTCAAGACTTATATTTTTGGAAACAATATTCAAAAGATCTAAATTTTTTAGAAGTAAAACCAGAAGAGTGTACACCAGAGTTAATCGGTAACAGAACTGTAGCACATCGTTTAAAAAATATACCATACACACATTTTTATTATACGACAGATAATTCTATAATTCTGACAGATGGTAGAAACACACAAGTTCTGGCTGTAAAACCTTTTGATGAAGACATCCATGCTGTCATCACTGACATAGACACATTAGTTCCTCAATTTGTCAACAAAGAAACACACGACTTAATTAAAGAAAACGCAAATAATTTAATTAGGAAATATTTTGACATTGAAGGAATGACAAAAGACATAAATGATTATGCTGTTGATTCTTCTTTTAGAATTCCAAATGAAGTTATTGACTATATGAAGTTCAATTACGAATCTGGAATGGTTAGAGGTGACAGCTATAGTTTTGAAGTAAAAGACAATTATTTACATATTGATTTGGTTGTTAACTAATTATTATGTATTTTTGAAGCAATTGTTTTCATTTTAAGTTGGTATTTATGATTAAATCTGAGTACATAAACTAAGTTATACCAGAACCACTGAGCAGGGCAACCTGTGGATAGAAGGGATAAACAAAGCCAACTTTTTTTTTAACTAATATAAAAATTATGAATAGAGAATATAAGGCAAAACTTGGTAAGTATAAATACGAGCCATTAGACTATAAATCTTGGGTAAAATATGTTGCAGAGACGTATGAAAAAATGAGATCTAAAAGTTTAGATAAAAAAATTAAAGATCAGACCCCACAAATTAAGGAGAATGTAATACAATTCTGCACAAGATGAAAGAAATTCATCAGTTAAATAATTACAAAACAAAATAACAAGTCGGGAATAATCCCATAATTTTATAGGTGTAAGATACCTTAATATTAAATGTTTGACTTGTTGTATTTAGGGAGGTAGGTATAAAGGCAATAATGCCCAAACAAGTTAATACTCTTATCTACCTCCTAAAAATTTAATTGAATAAAATGAAAAGATTAGCACAATATTTAGTGGACCAAGTCAGGTCCGAACAACACTTGAGGAACTATAATAAAGCACATAGATTAGACACTATTGAAATGAATAATTTCTTTAAAGAGACTGATAAAATAGAAATAAAAGGTAGATTTGTTTCTGCGTGTAAATACGCATTACCAATACCTGAAAAGATCATTGTAAAAAATGATATGAGTAAATATAAATTAAATAAAACATTAACCGAAGAATTTATAAATAGATATGAAAGAAATAAGAAAAAAACCAAATTATTATATAGGAAAAAACGGGTATGAAGCCGAGCAAGTTGTGTATGGGTTTTCCTGCTCATACAATGTAGGAAATGCTGTTACTTACCTTTTAAGAGCAGGTAAAAAAGAAGAAGAAGGTATGACACTAACAGAGAAGCATATTGAAGATTTAGAAAAAGCAATACACCATCTACAGTATGAAATAAAAAATTTAAAAAAAGAAGACAAGCTGAACAAGATGATTTTATAATAAAAAAATAAGTAAAATGAAAAAAGAAATATTTGATACATACGCTGAATTAGTAGCTGAACAATTTTATATATCATTGGAGGACATGTTTTCAAAATCACGTGTTTCACCAAGACCTGAAGCAAGACAAATGCTTTATTATTTAGCATATGAAAGGCCAATTAAAATTAGTAGTATAAGAAGGTTTATGGAAAAAAATGGATTACCTGTACAACATAATACTATAATGAATGGTGTAGAAAAAGCTAAAAAATTAGTAGATCAAGACAAAGACTATCAAGAGTTCGTTAAAAAAATATCTAATGTATAGTAAAGACGATATATTTAATCAAGCACTTCAAGATCAAACCATACAGTACAAAAGAAATGGAGGTATGAGCATGATTAATGTAGGAGTTAAGATTAGTAAATATCCAAGCAAATTAGAAATTCTTAACTGTTCTAAAAATGGAGATTACTATCAAGAACTTACTGATAATGAATACAATATATTTTATGAGAATGGTTGGGAAAAAGGTTGCAGACTATTAGCATTAGAAAACTGCAAAAGAAAACTAAACATCATTCAGGATAAAATGAAAACAGAAGTAAACACTCGTAAAAACGATAAGTTTATTAAGAATCTAAAAAATAAACGAGAGATTATAATGAAAAAATATGCTTATCACACAAACAAATTAATTAATTAAAATAAAATCACATGGAAAAGAAAAACATTTATAAAGCTTTGGCTGATTTTCAGCAAGAAGTTCCTGTACTCTTAAAAGGAACAGATGGATATGGATACAAGTATATTAGACTTGAGCATATGATAGCACAAATAAATCCTTTATTAAAAAAACATAATTTAGGTTTTACTCAGTTAGTTCAGGGAGATGGACTAACAACTATATTATTTCACACACTAACAGGAGAGACTATTGAAAGCCATGCTAATATACCTGACTGTGATCAAAAGGGAATGAATAAACATCAATCAGCAGGAGCAGGAATAACTTATTACAGAAGGTATTCTTTAAGTTCTATGCTTGGTATAATAACAGATAAAGATACAGATGCTAATATATACGATACTGTAAAACCTGAAGTAAAGAAAAAACCTGTTACAAACACTAAAGTAGAGTTAGAAGTTGGTGGTGAAGATTGGAAAAATGTTTTATCATACATTGCCGATCCTAAAATAAAAGCATTAGGTCTTCCTGTTATTGTTGAGCATGTACAACAAAGGTTTAAAGTTTCTGCAAAGACTAAAAAAGAACTTTCAAAACATATATAATGGATTTGCATAAATTAGTAGAGGTTGTAAACAACCTTAAAGATGACACTAAATATTATGGTGAATATGGCAAACAGTGGTTGTCTAATTCTGACATCAACACTTTGTTAAATAACCCAAAACAATTTAGAAAACCTCAACAAGAAACTAAGGCAATGCTTGAAGGTAGATACTTTCATACAGCTATGTTAGAACCTGAAAAATTAAAGGACTTTACTGTATTAAATTTACAAAGTAGAAATACTAAAACATATAAAGAGTATGTTGAACAAAATGATAAAGAAATTTATCTTCTTGTTAAAGAAGTTCAGCATCTATCTAATGTTGTAAAAGTAATGAGATCTAACAAGCATATGAGTAAATATATATATGACATAGATAATATGTATGAAGTTCCTATGGTGAAAGAGTTGTATGGATTACAGTGGAAAGGTAAAGCAGATATTGTATGTACAGATCAATTGATAGATATCAAAACCACATCTGATATAAATAAGTTTAAATTTTCTGCAAGAAAATATAATTATGATAGTCAAGCTTACATATACCAAGAACTCTTTGGCAAACCTTTAGTGTTTTATGTAATAGATAAAAATACATTAGACTTAGGAATTTATGAGCCATCTCCTGATTTTTTAGAAAGGGGTAAAGAAAAGGTAGAGGATGCTGTTCATATTTATAACAGATTCTTTAGCGATGATGCTACTGAAGACATAAACCAATATGTTCATTATGAAACACTATAGAAACATTATTTGGCATAGAAAAATATTTTTTGTTTTAAAGGTTGTTTTAAAGATAATAAAACACTATCTTTCAAAGCTCTCTTGGAAACGAGAAATCTTTATAGTAGAAGTTCCAACTACTATGAAAAGCGAACAGGATAAGCAAAAGCTTATGGCTGACGTTTTAGACATTTTGGAACATGAAATTAAAATACATTAAAATGGATGATAAAAAAATTTTTGTAGGTAATGGTATAGAAAAGTTTGATGGTAACCTCGTATCGGTTAGTGTTTGCTTATCTGATTTACCTGCAGAGCATATTCAAACAGGTAAAAATGGTAAAAAGTATATAAATCTTAACGTTCAAAAAAGACAAAATGGTGCAGATCAATATGGTAAAACACATTATCTTGCTGTTGATACTTGGAAACCAGAAGCAAAAAAAGAGGTTGTTACTCCAGAGGATGACTTACCATTCTAATTGTTGTGTGTTTAGTAAAGGGGGAAAGATATTTCTTTCCCTCTTTTTTTACTTATAACTCTGGAATATATAAAATAATAATATAATATAATAATAATCAATAAGTTATATAAAAATAACTTTGGAATAAGTTTGGAATATAAATGGAAATAACAATATTTAAGGACATAAAAAATACAGATCAACCTTTTTACAGAGAGGTAGAAGTAACTTTAGAAAGGATTGAAAAAGGAAACTCAGCTGAGACAGTAAAAAATATTAGAGCTGAAAAAGATAAAGATAAAAGAAACGAATTAAAAAAATTATTACCTGCCATATGTTTTAGTGGTAAGTTTAATAAAAGAAATGACAAATCATTACTTGAACATAGTGGTCTAATATGTTTAGATTTTGATGGATATAAAACAAACAAAGAATTACTTCAGGAAAAAGAAAAGCTAACTAAAAACAAGTATATATACAGTGTATTTGTTTCACCAAGTGGAAAAGGTTTAAAAGCACTTGTCAAAATTCCACCTATAGTTGAAAACCACAAAAGATATTTTAAGTCTTTACAAAAGTTTTTAGACTCTCCCTATTTTGATTCTACCTCACAAAACGTATCACGAGTATGCTATGAAAGTTATGATCCATTAATATATGTAAATAAAAATTCAAGTGTATGGGAAAAAATAGAAGAAACAGAATTTGTTGAGGTAAATAAAAATTTAGACAAACCTACTATACCAATTACAGATGAAAATAAAATAGTAGACATACTTATAAAATGGTGGGAAAAAAAATACGGTTTAAAAAATGGTGAAAGAAATAATAATGTATACATACTTGCAGCTGCCTTTAATGATTTTGGAGTCCCACAAAACTTGGCTGAGTATGTAATGGGTAATTTTGACTCAAAAGATTTTAATCTAAATGAAATTAAAAGAACAATACAGTCAGCATATGCAAACACACAAAACTTTGGCACAAAATATTATGAGGATGAAGACAGGGTTAATTTAGTAAAACAACAGTTAAGACGTGGTGTGCCAAAAAAAGAAATACGATGTCAATTAGAAGACGAAAATATTGATGTCGTAGATATAGAAAATGTTATAGTTCGTCTTGAAGAAGAACAAGCTGTTTATCAGTTTTGGACAAAAAGTGACAAAGGAGTTGTAAAAATAACACACATATTATTTAAAAACTTTTTAGAGGATAATGGTTTTTATAAGTTTAATCCTGTAGGAAGTAAAAATTATGTTTTTGTTAGAGTCACTAACAATTTAATTGATCACACTTCAGAAAAAGAAATAAAAGATTTTGTTCTAAGTTATCTGTTGACTATAGATGACTTATCTGTATATAACTATTTTGCAGAGATGACAAGATATTTTAGGGAAGAGTTTCTTACATTGCTTTCTTCTATCAATGTGTTTTTTATTGAAAACACAAAGGAAACTGCATATTTATATTACATGAATTGTGCAGTTAAAGTTACACCTAATGACATAACTCTAATTGATTATATAGATTTAGGAGGTTACGTTTGGAGAGACCATGTTATTGACAGAAACTTTACTATGTGTAAAGTAGGCAAATGTGATTACAAAACTTTTATATCTAATATTTGTGGTGAAGATCAAAGTCGTATTGACTCTATGGAATCTACTATAGGTTACTTATTACATGGATGGAAAAACTTATCTTATTGTCCTGCTGTTATTTTAAATGATGAGGTAATATCTGACAATCCAGAGGGAGGAACAGGTAAGGGGTTGTTTATGAATGGACTATCTCACATGAAAAAGTTAGTTACAATTGATGGTAAAAGTTTTACTTTTGAAAGATCATTTGCATATCAATTAGTTTCAGCTGACACACAGATATTATGTTTTGATGATGTAAAAAAATCATTTGATTTTGAAAGGTTGTTTAGTGTAATTACTGAAGGTTTAACATTAGAAAAGAAAAATAAAGATGCAATAAAAATACCATTTGCTAAATCTCCAAAGGTTGCATTAACTACAAATTATGCTATTAAAGGAAAAGGTTCTTCATTTGAAAGAAGGAAATGGGAATTGGAACTCGCACAACACTACACTAAAGAATTTACTCCATTAGTAGAATTTGGAAAACTTATGTTTGGTGAATGGGATGATAATGAATGGTGTCAGTTTGATAATTATATGATACAAAATTTACAAGTATATTTAAATAAAGGTTTATTAAAAAGTCAATTTGTAAATCTAAAAATTAGGAAATTATCAGCAGAAACATGTCATGAATTTATTGAATGGTGTGGATTGATAAATGGTAGTCAACCTAATGAGATGTTAAAACCGAACACAAGAATATTTAAACAAGACTTGTATGATGACTTTATTAACGAACATCCTGACTTTGCACCTAAATCTAAATTTACTATATCAAGAATAAAGTTTTGGGGTTGGATACGTTCTTATTCTGTTTTTAAATTTGGAAAAGAATTTGAAGAGGGTAGAAATATAAATGGTAGATACATAGAATTTAAAACAGATGATGATGAAATTTAGAGATTACCAAAACGAAATTATTGACAAAGCTGTAAAAATATTTTGCTATGGCTATAGTAATTTTGTTTACTTAGCTATGGAAGTAAGAACAGGTAAAACCCTTACAAGTTTAGGAATTTGCACTGAACTTGAAGCTAAAAACGTTTTGTTCATTACAAAGAAGAAAGCTATATCAAGTATAGAACACGATTATTATTTATTAAATCCAAAGTTTTATTTGGAAGTAATAAATTATGAGTCATTGCATAAAGTACCTCAAACAGGATGGGATGTTGTAATTTGTGATGAGGCACATTCTTTAGGAGCATTTCCTCGGCCAAACAAAAGAGCAAAACAAGTTAAAGAAATATTTAGAAGATCAAACCCACAGGTCTTGCTTTTATCAGGCACACCAACACCTGAGTCATACAGTCAAATGTATCATCAAGTTTATGGTATAAAAAATAATCCTTTTGCTAAATTTAAAAACTTTTATGCTTTTGCAAAAACTCACGTTAACGTCACACAGCGTAAAATAAACAGCATGATGATTAATGACTATACAAAAGGATTAAAGTCTATTATAACAGCTGTAAACCCCTTTAAAATAAGTTACACACAAAAGGAGGCAGGATTTAAAACAGAAACTGAAGAAAAAATATTATATGTAGAGTTAAATGATGCTACTAAAAATTTAATTAAAAGATTAAAAAAAGACAGGGTAGTAGAGGGTGATGGAGAAATACTATTGGGTGATACAGGTGTTAAGCTTATGTCCAAAGTTCATCAACTTTGTTCTGGTACAGTAAAGTTTGAGAGCGGAAAAGCTATAACAGTAGATTTTAGTAAAGTTAATTTTATAAAAAAATATTTTAAAAATAAAAAGATTGCAATATTTTATAAGTTTACTCAAGAGTATAAAGCATTAAAAGAAGTTTTTGAAGATGAGCTTACAAATGATTTAGAAGAATTTAAATCTACAAACAAATCAATAGCTTTGCAAATAGTGGCAGGACGTGAAGGAGTAAGCCTAAAAGAAGCAGAAGCTTTGGTATACTATAATATTGATTTTAGTGCTACATCATATTTTCAAAGTCGTGATCGTATGACAACAAAAGATAGGTCTTATAATAAAATCTATTGGATATTTAGTTACAAAGGAATAGAAAATGATATATATAAAACCGTAGTTAAAAAGAAAGATTATACACTAAATCATTTTAAAAGAGATTCATTAGATTTGTAGTATGACTGAAAACCAAATCCAATTAAAACGTATAAAACAATTGGAGAAACAGGGCTACTACGTTATTAAATTAACAGTAACAAATAAAAACGGTATACCTGATTTAATAGCTATACCAAAAGACTCAGATGTTTTATTTTCTGAAATTAAAAAACCAAGAGGTAAAGTGTCTGCTATTCAACAATATAGAATAAAACAACTAAATGATCATGGAATTAAAACAGAAATCTATAGGGGAGATTAAATGGAGCGTAGAAGATCATTTTATTGAAAACCTACAAGAAGAATTTAAAATTGTAAAGGCAGTAAAAATAGCTACATTTATACAAAAAAACTTACCTGTCATACCAAAAAACGATCTAACATCGCAAATTTTAGGAGGATGCATTGTTGATATAGACGAATCTATAATAACTTTTGCTCTTGAAATTATAAGAACAAATAAAGGTCCTGCTATCTTAAGCGACATAACTTTGATTTCAGTTGATGAGTATTTAGATCTCCGTAATATAAATTGTTATATAAAAAATCCTGAAGAATTAGGATAAGTGCTAATTTTTTTTATATTTGATAAAATCAAGTATAATGTCAAGAATAGCACCTGAAGATAAATCTACAATAAGCCACATAACTTATGTGACAGACTGTATACATCAGTTTGGGGATGACTTGTATGAAGATTTAATGGAACGGGAACATGAAAAGGCTAAAGAAAAAGCACAAGATTTAATAAAAGTTTTAGCTGATCTAATTCAATCGCTGACGGATGAAATATAAAACAACAAACATAATAACAATCTGGCCATCATGAACAAAGAAAGAGCAAAAGAACTTGATGTTTTCTGCACTACAGTTGCAGAAAGATTTTCAAACAAAACAAGACAAGGTAATATTAATAATGAAACATTTAGTGTAGATGAAATCATACCTACATCAGATGATTCAGCTGTAGTAAATTTTAAAAAAAACACAGGCAAATTAGCTGTAGCTTTTTGTTACTATATAAATAGAGGTAGATCTAAAGGGTGGAAATATTTTTTTCCAACTGATGCTCATACTGTGGGTATGAATGCTTTCTCTTTTTATAAATTAGAGGCAGAAAGAAAAAATTACAAGAAAAATTTTGAGAGTGATTTAGTTGCTCAATATAATAGAAATAGAAACCACAGTGATCATATAACATCTGTTGATCAAATTAATTAAACAAAGCTTGTTTTAACGCTTTTTGCAATTCCAATATTTCAGCACATTTTTCATACTCTTCAGTATATATAAAATAATTAATAAGCTCATTGTATACAGGGTCGTTATGTCTTAGGTTATCTTTAGCAGGATCATGTAAAAACCACAGCTCTTCTTCAGTATCTAAAAAATCAACTAACGTTTTTCTACCAGTTATAATCTGATAAGTGTTGTTAAAACATTTGTCTTCGTCAAAATTACTCTCCATAGATTTGATAATACATTTCAGGGTTAGTACGTTTCATTTCTGATTTACTCATTTTCTTTTTACCTCCACTCTTTGATAATTTTTTGTTTTCTTGAATTTGTTTATATAGCTCTGGATTAGTTTCTTTTATATATTTTAAATCTTCTGGGCTGTAAACCACACCAGTCCCTGGCCTATAAGATGGACTTATACCAAAGATGTCGTAGAACGCATCATCACGTGCTCCACCCTGATCATTAATAAAATTATACATACCAACAAAAGGATCAAGCTGTGCTCCTAATAAAATTTCAACAAGTGGCCTAATACTCTTATCAACTCTTCCATCTTTAATGCCTTTGTTTATTTTTCTGATTACAGACTTTATAGGGTTTACTACATCATCAGCATAACCTATAGACCTTCCTTGTTGTCTCATTATAAATTCTTGAGAAGCTGCACCAATAAATGGAATTTGATACAATAAGTTTAATCCGTACATAGCGTCTTTTAATCTATTCATTGCCTCTTCTTTGTCTTCATCATTACCCATAAATTTAAACATATTTGCAGCTAAAGCAAACATCACGTTGGCAGCAGCAAAGTTTAAAGCAAACCCTCGTATATCTTGTTTACGTGGAACTTTTTTGTTTTTTATTGCCTTTGCTATATTACCAGTAGAGCTCATTACTTTATTCATTTGTAAAAACAGTGTACTTCCAAACATTGTAAAAGCTCTGGTTAATTCATTCTGACTTTGTTGTAAAGGTATTTTATCTGTTTCTCTTCGTGATTGCTGAGTAGCATTGTAATTATTAAATGCTTCAGCGGCTTTTGCTTTTGACATACCATTAGCAAGATTAGCTTCGTAATTTACCATGTAACCCATAACTCCCATAATATCACCCAGAACTGTAGGCATAGCTGCACCTTTTTGAAATAAAGTTATAATTTTATTTTTAAAAGCATCATAGTCTTTTTCTTTCAATGCTTGTCTCATATCTTTAATTCTTCTCTCTACTGGAGCTGTGGTTCTACTTCCTGTTTCTAATCTATACAAATCACCTTCTAATCCTTTACGCAAACGATCTCTAAAATCAGGAGATATTTCAGACGCTAATTTCATATAGTAAGGAAGTCTTGCCACAACTTTTGCCATGCCTATCATAAAACCACCAAGACCACCTTTACCTTTATATTCTTCAAAAGCGTTAATAAAAGATGTAGATTGTTTTAGTAACTGAATAGCCTTAAAACCTAAAGCAAAGCCTGTAAACTTTCTTTGTAATTTAGCCATAAAACCTTGAGTACGAACACCTGACTCTGGGTTTAAAGCTAAATTAATAGACGTGTTTACTCGTTCAGATATTCCTAAACGAGTTAGTAAAGTATTTACAGCTGGAACTTTAAATAAAGCTTGTAAATTTTTAACACCTAATGCGTATGCTTTGTACCTTTCCATTTGAGAAACGTGGTTCTCTAAAGTTTCAATAAAGTCAGGTTCAGTGTCAATCGCTCCCTTTTCATCTACCCTTTCTTTTAATGATGGAGCAGTTTCAGCACTAAAAACTTTAGCAAAGTTTGCACCTCCAATCAAGTCTTTTGATACATCTGATTGAGAAATACTTTTTGTAGGAAAATAATTTTCTACAAAACCTAAGTCAGTATAGTTGGCTTGTTTGTATACATTGTTAATACTATTAAAGTAATCGGTACTTAACCATTCAACTATTTTATCTACAAACTCTATTGCATCTGTTCCTATAATTTGTTTTACTTGTTTTATCTGTGCCTCACCAAATCCTGAAGCCTCTAATTTTTCTGCTTGTATTTTGTTTTTACTTAAGGCATATATTCTCATTAATTGTGTAACACTAAATTCTTCTTGAGCTTCATTAGTTGCTGCGTTAATATAGGTTGTGCCTTTAAAGTCTATTTTTTGAGGTCCAAAAGGTAATTTTTCTTTTAAGTCTTGATAACTGTTTATACCATCTATACTTGCAGCAATAGAATCAATCATTGTCTGAGCATTATAATATCCTCTTAATGCTTTTGTATGCATTCTGTTTATTCCTTGATAAACTGAGTCATAAAAAAATGTGTTTCCAACATTAACATCATCAATAATATTCATTAATGTTCCTAAGTGAGATAATCTATTTCTTAGATAAGCTCTTATACCAACTGTAGAAGTAAAATTAAATTGTTTTATAAAGTTTTTTATTTTACTACGAGTCGTACCTAAAAATCTTTCTTTGTCTACAGCATCTAAATCTCTTTTAGTTTTTAAGTCACCCTTACCGTCATCTAAAAATAGTTCTGGATAGTTTTGTCTGATCTGATTTGTTGCTGATTCATATATTTCATTGTTTACCTCAGCTCGTTCTAACCTTGCCATATTTAGCATAGCTATTGAATCAGTCTTAGCCTCTTTCATTTTTTCTAAAATATCAGTAATAGCTTCTAAATCTTGATTGTATATATTTTGAAAGGTATCAAAAGCCAATATACGAGCTAATAATGTTTGTTCTCTTAATGTTAAGGCTTCTCCTCGTTTTTGTTTTTCTAATGCAATCTGTGTTTCCTGTTGATTTGATTCAATCAAAGCACCTATTTGAAATAGTTTTTCTCCTCTTTTTACAGCATCAGGTATCAAAGAAGCTTGTAAAACATTACGAACTTCTTTAAAGAATGCTACACCAGCTCCTTCTATGTTTGATGCAATAGGACGTGATGATTTTTTGTTAGCTGATTTAGCTAATTTATTAACCATCTCTTTTATTTCTTTTATTCTTTTGAACTTTATTTGTTTTCTTTTAGCATCAACAGCATCAAATATTTTTTGACCTACAGATAAAATAGAATCTTGAGTTGCTGTAGCTATACTATTTAAAATTCTATCTAATTCAGGTTTTGTAAATGTAGCCTCCTTAGGAACATATTTTCTAATTAGTTGTTTAAGTTGCAGCTGTACTTTTCTTAAATCTCTTTGTCCTCTTTTAGATATATATAAATCTCTTTTTAAACGACTTATACGTCTATTTACCTCTACACTTTCTATCTTACCAACAACACCTTTAAATGCTATTTCAATATTGTTTTGTATATTTTTATCCTGAGCCTTAAATATGTCGTTGTTTCTTAAAATTTCAAAAGCCTTTTTTTCAGTTTGTATACGAGTAGCATCAGGATTATCTACACTGAACTTATTCATTTCATAAGACACTTGATTAAATAAAGTTTGTCCTTCATTTATACCACCATTAACCATTTGGAACTCCATTGGTATATCAGTAAAAGCTTCTGTCTTTTGTTCTAAAGCTGCTCTTGCTTCATCTGTAGATAGTTTTCTATTGTTTCTTAAGTATTCAAATATAGCTGCCTCACTATAATCTAATCCTCTGGCCTTAGCCACAACATCATTGATACTATCTTCTTTATTAAATATTCTTTTTTCTTGACTCTTTCCAGTATACAAAGAAGTTTTTTCTGTAACCATATTTACTTCACCTGTCATGGTAGGAACTTGGCCTGGCTTATATGGAGTCGTTCCTGCTTGACCAAAATTAGGAACTAATACATCTTTACCCGCTTCTCTGTCTTGAGGTAAATGTAATATGGGTTTTCCTTCCTTACCCTCTATTGGTTTACCGTCTTTATCTACAATTTTTATTGTCTTCTGATAACTTGGATGATTCGTATCAAAGGTCTGTACTTTTTTATTAACTTCTATAATACCATATATATCTCCTGTACTTAATCCTTTTGTTATATTTTCAGCCATAGCTAAAGCAACTAAATCAGCAAGTCCTTGTTGTAAAGGTATTCCTGTTTTAGCCTGAACAGTAGAACCAACACCAACTTTTCTTTTAGTATCACCTCCTAAAAATTCAGCTGCTCTCAATTGTTGTTCTGGAGTTAACTTTGCTGCCGCTAAAGCATCAGCAATTCCTCTTACAATATTACCTCTTGCTTCAAACGTACCAGAATCTTTGTCGGCTAATAATTTTACAACATCTTTCTTAAGATCCTTTGCACTTTTTCTTAATTTAAATGGTTTAAATTTTGGAGCAGGTTTTTTCTCTTTTTTAGCTTTTGTTGTTAGTCTTGTTTGTTCTTTAGCAACAGCTCGGCTTACTGCAGCTCTAAATTCAGATGGAGAAAATATTTTATTATCTAACATTAAATCTAAAATTTTCATTGCTCCTTCAACACCTGCCGCTGCACTGAATAATTTTTGTGTTGATCCTTTGGCTAACATCATAAAACCTCTACCCTGCTCATCAATTTGTTTGTTTAATCCTTTAACTATTTGATTTGCTGCATCCTTAGTAGAAGCCCATACATCACCAAACTTAGTTACAAAAAATATTCCTCCTGAACCTTCAAATATTTGTTCACCTTTATATTTTATTTCACCAGCTAACATATCATCTGGAGAATGGACAAGAACCTCTACCTTATCACCCATGTTTTTAAATACATCTTTTACCTTTTTAGGCTGTGTAATTAAACCTTCTTTTATATAATCAGCAATTTTTTCATCCTCAGTGTAAGTAATTTCAAAATCACCATATATCATGGTTTTTAAAGCAGCTGATGGATTTTTCACCTCTTTACCACCTGCAAATAAGTCAAGTTGTTTTACATCTGACTTAGTAATTGTTTCTCCAGTTTGTACTTTTCCTGCTACTACATTCAATAAATCAATCATTGCTTTGTCAGTACCAAGAACATCTTCTGCAGTAAGCCCTAATAAATTACTTAATTTACTTAAGAACCTTTTAATAATAGATTGTTGAGGTGCTTTTAATGTTGTTAAGTTATTAGCTAAAAACCCAAACACTTCTGCCATATATTCTTCATTAGCGTATGACAATCTTTCTTTGTCGCTTTTATTAGCATCTTTATATAACTCTATATACTCATCAATTTGTTTTTTTACTTCAGGATCTAATTCTGATTTTGAAAGAGCCTTAAACATTCTGTCTGTTAGTGCAGCTATTTTAGTTTCTGAACCTAATTTGTTTTTTAATATAGCATGAAAAATTTCATGTTGTAATACTCTTACTGGGTTTTTAAATGTATTAGCTAATTCAGCGTTGATATGAATTACATTATCATTTCTAAATACACCAGCAGATTTTTGTTTTGGATTACCAATAGCTTTACGATAGTCAACATCTTTTTCATGTATTACAACCATAACATCTGGTGCTAATTTTTTTAACGCAGACAGAGCTCTTTTGGCAGGTTTTATAAACTGTTGAGCAACTTTAGTTGAGCCAGTGTCAGACACGTTTACATATGCATTAGGTGCTATTGCATTTAGTTTTTTTATTTTCGTTTTCTTTTGCGTGTCTTGTTTCTGTTTCTCATTTTGGTCTTGGACTTTCTCTCTGGTAGGCTTTCCACGTTTGGTGTCTCTCTTAGAAACATCTTGAACAGGTTTGGCTTGTTTTTGGCCATCCACCTTAGTTGGGCTTTGCTTTGTAGTGGCATCTTGTTTTGGTTTAGTTTTTACTCCTGTAACTTCAGAAGTAATTTGATTCATTTTTTTGATTAATACTTCATTTATAGCATTCTGGTCAGCTGTAGTAAAATTTTGTGCTATTGGACTATTAGCATCGTATGTTATGTTTACAGAATAAACAGCACTTCTTTTTGCTGAATCTCTATGATTAGGATTTACTAATGAAAAAACTTTACTACCATCCTTTAAATCATAAATATCAAAATATAAATTGACATCTTTATTTATTAATTTACCTTGTTTATCAACTTTAACAGCTTTTGTAACAGCATTTCTTCTGTCCTGATTTAATTTTGAATCACCTACTATGGTAGTAAACCCTGGACTAAATGATCCTGACACACTTACTTGTCCTTGATTAACATTACTGTTATCTGTGTTTATTGATTCAATATCAGAAATCTCTGCAATTTTTGTTTCGTTTTCTTGCATTGTATTTTTTGAGTCAGAAAAAATATCACCAACTTGATTTATTTTTTCTACTGTAGGTGCAGTGAGTTCTATAATACTTTTATCTAATACAATTGTTTCAGGAGCTACAGGATCTGTAACTACAATAGCGTCATGACCTGCATCTATAATTGGTTGTAATTTTTCTACTGTCCAAACATCAGATTTTTTAACTTCAAATGGGTTTTTGATATTAAGTTTTGCGGTAAATTTATTACGAGTTCCTTCTGCTTTATATGTTCCAGCTCTATTAGCTGGACCAAAGAATGTTAAGTTAGCTGGTGCTGGTCCTTTACCTGTTCTCTTAGTGTTTTTGAAATCTAATGGTGCAAATAGATCTTGTTCTGATTCTTCACCATATCTAATCATTACTTCTCCTTCATCAACTTTTTCTCCTACTACTTCTCCTTCTTCATTTGTCACTGTCTCATCAGTATCTAAAGCCACAGCTTCTGCTAAATCTTTTGCCTCTTCTTTTACTTCAGGTGTTGCAGTTGTTTCTTCAACTACTTCTTCAACAGCAGTTGTTTCTTCAGTATCTTTTTTCTTTTTTTCTGCTAAATCTTTAGTTTCTACAAATCTTTCCACAACCATTGTTTCTTCTATTTTATTCATTTCTGCAATAATTTCAGCTTTTCTTTTCTTTGCTGGTTGTGATTTATTACCTTCTAATGAATTTAATTCTTCTTGAAGAGGAACTAATTTGTCTAATATTTCTTGACTTATATTTGGTTTAGCTTGTAGTATTTCTCTTTGTGCTTCTGCTTTACTATGAATTTTTTTCTTTCTATCAGCAGCAACTTTTTCTAACTCTGGATTGTTTTTAATAGTTATTTCGGCTGCAGCAAATTCTTCATCTGTAGAATTATAAATTAAATCTTCCATGACTTCAGGATCAACACGTGTTAAGTCTTTTCCTTCTTCATTAAATTGACTTTTATTTATGTAATATTTAGGTGATTTATATGCTGCTATTCCAAGTGTAGCAGGTAAAGTTGCTGTTCCCGCAAACCCTTCAAATAAAACTTCAGCTGCATCCATTTCTTGATCAGCTGCCAATCGCCCACCTATTTCACCAAGAGAACCTCCTGCTGCCTCTATTGCCGCTACTTGACCAGTCGCTTTTACTTTTTTGCCTAAACCGTATGCTTTACCGCCTAAAGTTCTTGCACCTACCTTTACACCTACTTTAGAAGCAATACCATCAATAGCACCAATAACAAGTCCACGCCCTGCTGATTTATTTCGGATACTACTCATTGCGTCTTTATCTTCTAAGACTTGTCTTACCCCTGCCTCATCCATTTTTAACCCTCTATCAACAACTTCTTTTTGTAATAATTCAGCAAAAGTTAAACCTGTTTCTAATGTTATACCAGCTCCTGCAAAAAACCCTGCAGCTGTTCCTATAGGTGAAGCAACAGAACCTGCAGCCGCACCAGCGGCAGCTCCTGCTAATACAGTAGGGTTTACCATAGCACTCATTGAAGAAACAAATAGCTGAGGTATTGTTGATGGGTTAGCCAAAACACCTTTTACCCAACCCCACGCACCACCACCGTTAGCTTGGTATATACGATTAAAGTCTTTCATTTCATCTGAAACACCTACGCTTTGTAATTGTCTTTGTGCTATTAAAAAATCTTGTATATCTTCGGACGTTATGTCAGCACCGATACGAGATTTACCTAATAATTCTAATGACTCATCAATAGTTCCTCCTTGTGCTTGGCCTTGAACACCTGACCGCCACATATCGCCAAAAAAATCTGTAAATTCATTTTTACCAAATATTCTTTCTATTGCAGTGTCTCTCTCACCAACTGATAAGTCTTGCATTTGAGCATCGGCATAAACAGGACTGTAGGGTTTAACCTCAGCCATTTCAAAATCAAGATCCTGACTTTGTAAATAATCCGAAGTGCCAACTCCTTCGTTTTCCGTAATAACTTCCTCCGTAATTTCCAGATCCCCAGAACCATCTGAATCCACTTCTGGGCTTTCTGGGCTTTCTGGTGTCGGTTCTTTTTTTTTTACAGGTTGCTGAAATCCAACTAATATGTTAAAATCTTCTTCTGACTTTTGATATCCATTTTTTCTTGCAATACCATACATCTGATTTACTGCTTCAGGATTTTGTTGCATTAAAATAGTAAACTCTTCTAAAGATTTTGTATAACCATCTCGTTGAGCTAACCCATATAAAGTTTCTAAAGCTTCTTTATTCATATGTTAAAAATTACCCATTGAATTGTCACCATAAATTCTGTTATACTCAGCATCATTGTATGGCTGTACAGCAGGATTTATTATTTCTTCTTGTATTTGTTTCCAAACAGGTTGACTTCGTTTAGTTCTTATCTTGTCTATTTTTAAATTTCTTCCCGCAAAATCAACAAGCATATATTCAGCATCTCTACCTTCTATAGTTGTATTATCTATTATATAATCATCTTGTTTAGCTTGTCTTTCACTATAATAAATTTCACTTTCTAAAAGCGTTCCATAAGGATTTACAAGCTCATCCATTGTTGGAGTTTGACCAGCTCTTACTGTAGTTGGTTGGTGCATAACTACATATATTTTTTTGTCAGGTTGATCAGCAAAACGTACTCTAACTTCGTGTTCTTCAGGTAAATCTGCAATCGTAAGTGGCATAATTATTGAATCATCTATATAAGTAGTTTTTAAACCTTGACCCTTATTATTATAATATCTCTGTATTCTTGGGTCAATGTATGCTTCAGTAACTGAAGTATAAGTTTCTAATATCTGATCATCAGAATCATTAATACCTATTTCCTCACTCAATGCTTCATTTACATATTCAGTCCCTGTAGTAGGAGTATTGTTAGGTCCAATTTGTCTTTCTTTCGTGTAATCAGGCATATCTACTTTTACCTCTTTATATTTTCGGTCTTTAAGCTCATTTTCTCGTACAGAAGTACCTTCATTTTGGAATTTTGTTCTAATAGCCTTGTCTTTTTTATCTATTTGATCATCAAAAACTTGATTAAAATATTCTTCAGCAGCTTCTTTTTGTTTTTTCCATCTTTCTCCTTTTGGGTCAACAATAGTTGGCTGATTATTATCTGAATAATCTATATGTATAGCAAACGGATCTTCGTCATTCAAGTCCGTTGTTGTATAATAATCCCCCATAGAATCAGTTAATACACTGGCAACATCTAAATCTTTAGCCATAAATCCTTTTATGTATTTTCCTTTTTCTGCTTTAGCTGTTTCAGTAAATATAGTTGCATCATCCAGAGTACGTGTTTCTTCTATAGTTGTACCTAAAGAATCTACAATACTTTTAGTTTTACCGATAACATCATATATATCTAATCTGAAATTATACCTATTATTCATACCTGAAAATGGTATGTGTTTTGATGGGTCTTTAGGTATAGAACCATCATCGTTTGGCCTTACTAAAGATATCTCTCCAGTAGTTGGATTTACATACTCTACTAAACCTTTTAAATTACCAAAAGCTAAAGCTCCTTCAGCAAATTGTTGTTCTATCTTTGAAGAACCTAAATAACCTTTTGAAGGGTCAGCTGCTATTCTGGCTTGATAAGCTTGATAAGCAGTGTCATAATTTTTTGCTGCTTTTGAAAAGTCTGCAAAGTTACCAGATATTCTGTCCATTGCTTTTGTGTAATCAGTTTCACTTATTAAACCTCTTTTAAATAAATCATTTTGAGTTTTTAAAAAATTTTGTGCTGAACCAGAAGCACTGATAACAAGCTGATTTAATGATGGGCTGTCATATTGTTCTAACTCTCTAAGCTCTCTATTTCGTTTATAGGTATCATCTTCAAACTTACTTCGCTTTGCTTCTCTTTCTTTTTTTATAGCTGTTAACTGTGTAGTTAATCCTGTTGCTACCGCACCCCAATCAATTGTTGACTTAGTTAAGTCTTCAGGTACAAATGTGTTAAAGTTTATGTTTTGTTTTGCCATGTCTTAATCACGTTGTAATGTTAGTCCATACTTTGCAAATATGTTTTCTGTATCTTGTTGAAAAGGGCTTGGCCTTGAAAGACTAAAGTCTGTCATAGATGGTGTAGTCAAAGAAAAATCATCTTCTAATAAACTAAAGTTTGGCACTGGGTTTCCACTAAGTTTTTGTTGCATATTAAATCTACTCATCAAGTCTTGATAAGAACCTTTGTTTTTTTTGATTTTTTTATCTACATTTTTTAAAATATCCTGTGTCATTTTATCATAATCAGACATTACAGGCTTGTTTAATAAGTCATCTAAAAGTTTTGGGTTTTTATAAAAATCAATTTCAGATATATCTGCCGCTTCTAAAATGTTTTTATTTTTAGAGTACAGTTTTCTTAATGCTTTATCTTCTTTACTTAATTTATTTAATGGTTGATTTGCTGATATAGAAGTTAATGCACTTCCTAAAGATGAAATACCAGACTGAACTTGTTGAGCTACTGCAGCTCTTGTCTGTGCGTCTCTTGCAGCTTCGTCTTGCATTGCAGCTGCATCAATTGCTAATAGCTGTTGATTTATATCAGCATCTTCTTGTGCCTGTATAGCTTCTAAAGTATTTAATTCTTGTTGTTGACTTAGTCTTGATTGTTCGGCACGTTCTGTTTGTAATGCACCAATTCTACCAGCTGTTGCTGCAACTTCTCTTCCTCCACCTTCTCTTGCTGCATTAATTAAATCTGCACTTACCTGTAAATTATTTTCTAATTCTTGTTTGTATAGGTCTTCACTAATACTAAGCTCTTCCATAACATTAACGTTGGCTTGTTTTTTTAACTCAGCCATTTTTTCTGCTGCTGCTCTATTTGCGTCTCTGTTTGCGTCAGCTAATCTTCGTGCTTGTGCAAAGCTTAGTCCTGCACCTGCTATACCTATTATTGCTGTTGTTACTGCACCCATATTATAATTTTTTTATCATTTCAGTTGCGTTTGAATCACCTTCTAAATAGCCTAAATCTTTATATAAATTTATCAAAGGCTGATTTTTTAAAAGTGAATATATATATTTTTTTCCTAATCCTGTTGCTAAAGATGTTATTGTTTCTATCAACATCAATAAAGCTTCTTTTCTAATGTCTTTATTTTTAAATTTAAAATTAGATATAATCCATTCTAATAAAACAACATTTGAGTTAGTCATATAAATATAACCTGCACATATAGGTTCATCATTGTAATAAACCATATAACCTGTTTCAGGTAAAAAATCTTTTGCTGGAGGAGTCCATCTCCAGTCTTTCCACCATTCACACAACACCTCATCGTAGTCTTTATCTGTTAGTGGTTTTATATTTAAACTCATTCTTACAAAGATAATAAAATCTATGGATAACTTTTCATCACGCTACTCCCTAAAGAAAACATCTCAACAGGCTTATCAGAACTGTTTTGTAGCGTAAATTCCATAAAATATCCTCTGACCCCATTTGACTCTGCTTGTGGGTTTTTATAATAAAAGAAAAAAGTAGGAGAAGTAAGAGATATACCTGCAGAATTTGTAACCGAAATTACATTTGTGCTATAATTTAAATCAGTAACTAAACCCAAAAGAGTATCATTATTAATATAAATAGCGTCACCCCCACTGATCATGTTGTCTATTTTTAAACCAGATGGTAGAGTTATTTCAGAAATACCTGAAGTGGGAGGTGATAAATTAGCAGTTGGTATTGTTCCTATACCATGTGTAGATCTTAATTTAAAATCTTCTAATGCTGTGTTATATCTAATATAACTAAACCACTCTCCTTCTTTTTTTTCAAAAAATGTATTATTTATTTGTCCTAAATTTAAATCTGTTGCTAAATTTGAACAAGTCCATGCGTCATTACTTTCAATAGATATTGTTTTGAATAATTTAATAGTTGTAGGTTCTGTATTAAATACACCTGTTATTTCAGAACTATATAAAATACCGTAATATTCATTTCTTCTTTCATTGGTATTGTGCCTGTATAACCTACCATTTTTAAATGTGTAAAAATAAGTATTCATACCAACCATAAATTCTGGTATGTATGAATAAAATGATGGCCAACCTTTTACTCCATCGCTATAAGATAATGTTTCTCTTTTTGACATATTTAATTATTTAACAACTTACACAAGGACCAAGAGTTTTTGTTGAAAAAGTCCAACTTCTTTTGTATCCATTAAAAATTATTTCTACAGGTTGACCTGCAGGAACACCTGGGTCATAATAAGTAGTAAGTGTTGAGTCAGTAAATACTCCTACTGCATCACACCAACTTATTCCATCAAAATATAAATTAACTACTGGCATCTTAACAATTTATTTTATTTATTACTATTCCCCTTTGTGTTCCTGTACCTATTTGTATTACTCTATTACCAGAAATTTTATACCAACCTGGTGGCATTCTTACATTTGATCCTGATGATACTTGACATGGATCACCCACTCTTGGTGTTCCTGAGTTTACACCTCTATGTGCAAATGTTTTTTTAGTTTGAGGAGTAGGTAAAGCATTTAAATTTAAATTACAAGCTTGAAACTGAGAAGGCATAGGGTCTGAGTTAGCATCAAATGTATATTGTGTTACCTGATTTGAATAAGCGGAACAATTAAGAGGAAACCCTGGAATTCCTACAAAAGTGGCTGCATAATTAAAATCTCTTAAATCTATAACAACTAATAAATTATCATTACTACCAAATGATGATAAATCAGTTGGTGTTTGAACTTGGTATTTATCTGGAAAATTAATTCCTGCTATAGGAGTTTGACCCTGTAAAATAGTTACACCACCTTCATTTATAAAATCCGTTTCTGTTTTTACCCCACCAGGAGTTGTGTCTTTGAAAACATAAATTTTGTTTTCTACTACATTATAATCATATGTATCACCTGCAAGTTTTGATACATTAACCACACTTCTTGTACCGTCATATGGTATTATACCCGTTGATTGCTGTCCAGCAGTTGTATCTATATGAGTCAAAGCTGTAGTAGATACGCTTGATAACGTAATAGGAATTTCGTCTTCAGGACTATCAAAAGGTGGACTTGGTGTTAAGTCACGATACATATATGCTGTATGTAATGTTTTACCAGCATTTAAATTTGTAGAAAGTATTAATCTGGTTACATTTGAAACAACAACTGTTGGGCAATTTACTGTTAATTCATAACTTGACTCTTGGTTAGCTACAATAGTTACTTCTAAAATTTGTGGAAAGTGCAAAGATTTAGTAAATGTAAAAGGAGTTGAAGGGCTTTGAGTTATATTTACAGAGCCTGGATGTGTTGTAGCATTAATTACTGATGTACCATTCCACACAGCTGATAAGGTTACATTACTGGTTGTATTATTTATTGCTATATCAACATCAACTGTACTAACTGTAGGGCTTAGTTTATATGAAAAAGTAAAAGTTTTAGTTGTATTAATTTTAGAAACGTCTGTTCCGCATGGTATAATTTTTTCTTCCTGCGGTAAACTTATATCAGTGTTTGAAAAAACATATTCACCCATATACGGATCATACCCCCCTAATTTTTGTGTATTAAGTTGTCCTATAAAACTATCTCTAAAGTACGATCTCATACCATATTCTGAAACAACTTCTAATGCGTCACTTTTAATACTTCCTCCAGATAGTTTTAATATTGCATTTCTTTTAGCATCTGCAAAATACATATCTTTACCATAATGTGTAAAGCTTTCTGGGTTTCTGCTTATACCAAACTCTTCTATTCTTGCTATTTGTGTTCCTAAAACTTCTGGCACTGATGTTATTGCACCACCTCCTGTTGAGTCTGAAATTAAATTTTTAGAAGTTAATACATATGATATTCTGTCTTCTTGTAAAACTAATATATCTGTTTCTCTATCATGAAGTTTCATAATACTACCAAATGAATTTTCATAATCCCTATAGTTTACTAAACCTAAATTAAATTCATTAGTATTATTTAAATTTGTTTGTCCTTGAAAAATACCACTATATGTTATACTGGCAAATCTATGAGCTCTTTTTATGTTTCCTGTAGCTACCGCTGTGGTTCTTTCACCTAAATTTACAGAAACCTCAGTAGGTAAATCTAAAATTTTAATACTTTCTACTCCGTTTCCAAAAGTAAAACAATTAAAAAATGGTAAATTAACAATAGCTGGTGTCAAAGACTGTAACTCTTGATTTTGAACATTACCAGAATGAGATAATTCATTATTAGCATCAAGCACTATATCATACGATTCAGATGAATCATAAAATAAATTTGGATCAGCTAAATTTGGTGTAGTTTCAAAAATAACCAGGTCGTTTTCTCTATTAACTTTTATTCTTATTTCACAGTTACTTGGACTTTTGTCATAAAAAGGTCCTTGAAGAGGACAACCATGTGATAAGTACATCCAATACAATCCTGAACCTACACTTTGAACTTCTTTCCATCCTATTGTATACGTGTTACAACCATAATAAGGTGCATTATCTGGTACTGTATCTCCAAACGCTACTGGAGTTTCTTCATAATAACCAACTGGCTTTATAACACCTGTATTTGATGTACCAGCTACTAAATTTCCTATATCTTCACCTATCCACCATTCTCTAAAAGATTGATACTCTGTAGGAGAAATATATTTTTGATTCCATCTCCAATCAACTGTCTGAACACCGTCTGTGTTTGCCGCTCTCCATATTCTCATTTCTATTTTTATCTGAGTACCAGCTGGTATGGTGTAGTTTACCCATGTTGTTATATTCCCAGCATCAATATCAACAGTTGGAAATAACACAGTTCTTGCTATAACTTGTGTATCACAATCTCTGGTGTTTTCATCTTTTGCAGCTCTTTTATTGTACATAAAAGATGCAGTAGTTTGTATTGATTCTACATTTAAATCTCCTTGTATACTAAAATACAAACCCTCTAAAGACTTTCCACCTGCTGGACCTAATTCATCAGCCGCATAAGCCTTTACTTCTAAAACTGTTTCTTCTAATAAAACATTTAATGGTCCTGAATTATCTGCTTTTACAATAAGCTTCATTCCTTCAGTAATAATATTTTTTTGATCACCTTCTAACTTAAACCAAATAATATCTGGTTTTATTCTGTCCCTATAATATCTGGTTACGAATAAAGTGTTATATTCTGTAGCAGAAGGTTTTAAAACAAACTTATACTTAGAAGCCCATGGTGGTGGTGGATTGTGAACGCTTACCTGCATTATGTTTTGCTTTACGCTTTGTTTTGCAGCTATATGAGTTGAACTTAGTAATGATGAAATAGCAGGAGTTGCTCTACCATAGTCATCCATGTATACTATTGCTGCATCATAATCTCTATTTGAATGTAAGCTTTTGGCATTTGTTGCCGAACCATATGATATGCTTGACGCAGAAGCTACAAACCTAAAATATGAAAAGACTGTTGTATTTGAATAAGGATTTTGTGTTAAAAATCTTACAGCATTAGGAGTTATTAAAAACCCAGTTGGATTTACTATGTAATTTAATGGTTGATCTGTAGTTGAACTACTTATACCAGATAAATTCAGAGGAAAATTAAATATATATTGAGCTGCTTTAGGGCTCGTGTTTTTTATTAAAGCGTTGAACTTATCTGTTAGGGTGTTTCCAAGCTGTGAATTTGGTGCTGTTTGAATAGGTTTTAGTGTTGTACCTATAGCTGTACCTATCATTGCTGCAAAATCATTACCATTTAGCATATCTTCAATGCTTCCATAATCTTGTGAGGTAATCCATTGAGACCCTATAGTTATAACAGCACCATTAAAAGGCTGATATCCTATTGGAAAATCTGCTGGTGGTGATGCAGGATCTAAAGATGTTGTTAATGCTGCCTGAAATGCTAAACTTAAATTAAATACTGTGCCAATAGGAACACCTGTTTGAAACTCTGGTAATATAGCACCTGTAGAATCTAAAAAACTAAAACTAATACCTGCACCTCCTACAATTTGTGATTGAAAAGTATTTATATCATATTGAGTAAATTGTGTGTTACTTTGCTGAACAGGTGGTAATAAATTAACAGTTCTTATAGGATTACTTATGATAGTTGGACTAAATCTTACATCAATAGGTTGACCGTTAGCCAAAGAAATATCTCTTCCATCTTCATAATTACCATACATTAGTCTATTTCCTTGTATAACTTGAGCTTGTGCTATTAAAGGCACATTGTCATATTGTCTAAGAAGCTCATCTGATCCTAAGGTGCTGTATATTTTTTTAGAGGTTAAAGTATAGGTAAAAAATGAATTGTTAGGAATACCTGATGATTCTTTATTTATAGTGTCTAATACAAATATAATATTACTGTTAGATTCTTTAAATAATATATCAAATGCAACCACATTTTCTCCTCCTGTACTTACCTTTATTTGCGTTCCATTGAATTTATTAGTCATTCCTAAATTTTCTCTGGATGCATAATCTAAATCAAATTCTCCTGGTTCAAAAGCTGCATCAGAAAATAAAGAGGTAGCACTATATTGATTATCTTGATATTTAAATCTATATGCAAAAGATAAAAACTTATCTTTTAAATAATTTTCTTCAGAAAAAGAAGAATTAAACAAATTATAATCTGGAGCAACTAATTCACCACTTTTAAATCCTGGTGGTTTTTGTATTACACTAATATCTTCTCCTCCGCTATAATTTCTATTTACATTTATAAAACGTGGGGGATTAAAATTGTCTGTAAAAAAAAGTAAATCATCAATTTTACTAATTCCTGTAATTAAATATTTTGGATTAAAATTTAATAAAGTAGTTCCTACACCTATTGAGGTAAAATGTTGTGTTAATATATTGTCATCTGTATTATAGGAAAAAATAACATCAGCTATTTGTGTTACATTAAAAGCGTTATCATGAACAAACCAATATAGGGTGTTATTTGTGCTATCAGCATACGAACCTATACATATAGCTTGTTGTGATAATTCTGTTTTACCCGCAGGAAGTTCTGTTGTTAAATTAGTATTACCCTTAGAATTCTCTACTGCACCTATTTCAGATATTTCAGTTGATCCTAATCTAACATTTAAGGCATTTATGTATTCTCCTGGAGGAACTAAGCGTTCATCAACGCTTTTGTTCATTTTACCTTTTATAAAAGTGCTTTTAATATCCATATTATTTCAACCATTTATCTCGTCCTCTCAAATTCATTAACAACCTACCTGGCTGGATATTACTTAGTCTTATTTTAGCGTTTCTCAACAAAGATGATTTGTCTTTTCTGGAGCGATTTACTACATATTCTTGTACACCTAATTTATTATTAAGAATGGAGTATTTTATGTAAGCATATAAATACTCTTCAAATAATTTATTTACACTAATAGAAGTGTCATCTCCACCGTTCATTCCATCGCTTATATATTCCATAACTACTGATGCACCAGACATAGCAGAACTAAAATATATTGCTCCTGATTGTCTATCTATTGTAAAAGTAGGGTTTATGTTAGCTGTTTCGGTATTTAGACCATATCTTTGTCCTAAGCCATAACTAAAATACCATTCTCCATCACAACAATGACCCATCTGTCCATTAAAAGGGCCAGGTCCTAAATATAGCTTAGACATACCACCTTTAATTCTACTTAAGTCTACTTCAGAATTTTGTGGCCTTGTAGCGTTACCTTCTGCATCAAATATAACTTCTGCATCAGCATCTTGTAAATAAGACTGAGCAAACATTGTTTGAATGTTTTCTTGTAATGGAAACAAAACACCGTTAGAAAACTTAGATATTCTTACATAGTTTACGTAGTCAGGAGGTAAAACAAACCTAATATCAGAATCTACATTCATTTGTAAAATCTTTACTTGTTTCATAGCATCGTAATTTAACTCCTGTATACCTCGCTTTGCATGAAACAATACCTGATATCTTTCTACATTATTTATAATTTCGTTATTACCTTGATACATCAACATAAAATTAGAAACAATGTCATTTAAACCAACATACTGATATGATCCCCAATTTTTGTCTGTTGGAGAAATACCGTTGTTTTCATAATATTTATAATCAGTAATATAACCCATATCTTATACTTGTATTTGGTTGTCTTGAACTATTTCTTGAGATCCAAACTGATATACTTCAGATTCTCTAATTTCTATTCCTATATATTGACATATTTTAGCAACTAATCCAGGCATATCAGATAATGGTAATTCAAAGTCTTGATGACCAGCCATTGTAGGATCATATAAAGGTGCTCCTCCAGATAATATTTGATAAGTCCATTGAGGAGACTTTGGATACCTTACATATTGTGCTTTTATTTGTCCTGCACTTCTTATAGATGTTGGATAAACTGAAACAATGTTACCTGATAGCACATAGGCAGGATACTGATTAGATGGTGCTGTCAAAGTAGAACTTGTTAAATAAAATATTTTGTTTTGACTAACCCTTTCTACTTCGGTTATGTTAGTGTTATCATAGATAGAATAGTTTTCACCACCTCCTGCTACATTAAATATAGAGTCCGATATACTTAATACGTTAGTAGAATCTACAGCTGTAACAAAAGCCTGACCTAAAGTTGACGAGTCAGTATTAATTACAATACTATTTGTTGGAGGAAATTGTGGTATATTAAATCCTCCTGGCACTACAAATGGTGTTCCTGTAGCATCTAACTTATTTGCAATGTTACCTGCTGCAGTAGTTCCACTGGTTAATAAAGTTGGATAATAAAATATTTTGTTTATTAAGTAATAATCTGCTGGTAAGCTAAATGTATTTGCATTTGCTTGTGTTAAAAAAACTTCTTCTGAAAAAGAATCAATAACCTCTACCAATCCTTTTACAATATCAGCATATCCTGTTCCTGACTGTCTTAAATTTTCTCTGTTTATATATTGATTATATTGATAAAAATAATCTTCATATATATCCAACTGAGCTTGTGTTGCATATAAATTGTAATCTTGAGGAGATAAATATCCGTAATTATTCTTATTAATAATACCTAATACTGTACTCCTAACTTCATCAATCATTGCCATAAAAAATGCTTTTTATTCTTTTACAAATATAGCAAAAAAAAAGAGGTTACTTTTTTTGTAACCTCTCTTTAAAATTGTTGTAAAACTACTAACTAAGTGTCAGTGACTCAACTGTAATAACAGAGCCTTCAAATATAGGCATCTGTACTCTTGAAGCCGATGGTCCAGGAGGGTCAGGCATATTTACACCGATATATCCTCTTTTCATTGCATTTTGAATTGCAACTGCAACAGCTCTTCCAGATCCTTGATCTGAATGGTCTATTGTTAAAGTAGGAGTAACATTAGTGTTTAAAATAATCTTAGTCTGCTCATTATCATGTCTATCAACGAAAACTATTGAATTCATATCAATTAAGTAAGTTGATGCAAAAGTAGAATCAAATATGCTATAAGCATCTGTAGTTGTTCCAAAGTTTCCACTAAGCTTTAATCTGTTGTTATTTATAATTTGAATTACCTTTTCACTTGTGTTTGCAGTAGTGTTTTCCATCACATCACCTAAGCTAACAGTAGTTACAAAAGTTTGTCCAAAATCATAAAGTTCATCAGCTGGAGCTTCAATTGTAAAATTATCATTAAACAAAGTTGGGCTGTTAAATATATCAGCAGTTAATGTTAATGATGTTTCATTAATTAAAGCTGCTACAGTAGTTTGCGTACCTGCAGTTACATTCTTCACAATATCTCCAACTTTAACTCCACGTGCTGTAAATGTTGTTCCAACAGCATTTAATTGCTTTTCCTTACGAACTGCATAGCTTTCACTACCTGCGTTAAACAAGTTAGTCGCAAATGTTAGCTTTGTTGCAGCAACTACTGTAATAGCACCTTGAGTACCAGCAGTAATATTATATGCTATATCACCTGCAACAATACCATCAGTTACAAAGTCTGCAGTAGCATCATTGAGCTCATTTGGAACAGCAGCAGCATTTGTACCAGAGGCTAAAGCTGCTGAAGCAGTTGTGCCTGTAATAAACTCAGATGTTCCTGAGGCCACTACAGTATTAACTGGTATTTCTAAATATTTCGCTATCATATTATAATTGTTTTAAATATTAACTAAAAACTACTGTATCAATAGTCACTTGTACAGGAACTGCACCACCAGTTGCTGCAGGAAAACCTGCTCTTGGAGACGGTACAATAATATCATATAATGGGCTTGTCCATCCTGTTGATAATGCATCAGCTACTGAGTCTTGTATTAATATTCTCATGTTTCTACACTGGTCTACGTTTCCACCAACAAAGGTAGCTGCATTTTCTGCACCAGAAGCGTCAGCGAAACTTGGTAAAGCTGTGTGTGTTATTGCACACTCATCAAAACCAGCTGCACTGTTTGAATATTTAATTGTACATACAGTTGCAGAAGTTTGTTCTATAACTGCTATGTTTTGTATTGGTATGAGGACTTTACCACCAGCAATTGATGCTGCAGCATTGTCTACTCTTAAAAATTTTGTCATTGCCATAATAAAAATAAAATTAAGGGGTTAGTAAAGTACAAATATAACTAAATTAATCTCCCTTATTTAAGCTCTTTTTCAAAAGTTTAAATGACTCAATACCTTCATCTGTCTGAAAATAAGATGCTACAATATAGTAGGGATCTTCTCCAAAAGGAACTGTTAACATTCGTTTTTTATTAGTTTTAAAATTAAAATGCACATCTTTTTGTTTATTTTTAAATACTAACAAATTTTCAGAAAACAATTGTATTACAGTATCCTGTAATTCTAACATAGGATCATTTAATATATTCATAAAATCCTCTGGATTTTGTTTTGAAAACATTAACACATCTCTTTTTAATTCAGCTGTTGACATTTTATCAACTGCACCTCCCATAAAAACTCTACACACAGTTACTAATTTATCTACTGAAAGATTTTTAGCTTGTATTTGAGCTTCAAGTTGCATTTCTGCAAGTTCTAATTCTTGCTGTGCATCTTTTTTAGCGTCTACTTCCGAAAACACTTGTCCGTTTTGTGGATGATAGTGTAAAAACTGTTGTAAAACTTGATTGTTTTTAGGAACGTGTAAAAACCCATTTTCAAAAACAACAGGTTCTAATATAGCATTTCCGTCTTGCTCATCTTCAAAAGGAGACTTTTGATTTTTTGCATAACGAAGAGGTCTATTAGTTCCAGCATCTTCATCAAAATGTAATAATGGATATCGGTTTGAATGTCGTGTCGCTAACATATAAGATAATGGAGCGGCATCTCTTAGTAGCTTGTATGATTTAGCTACATATTTACTTTGTTTTTTCATAATAATATTTAATTTAATTTAATTTAAAATAAAGAGGGGGTTACTAATAGGGCGTTTACATGCGTGACTTTCACCCCCTCTTCGTTAATTTACTTCAGCTTAAGCTTGGTTGAACAAGAAGAAGTTATTCGCACCTAAAGTACAAACAGCTCTTTCTGTCAAGAAGTTTACTGTCATCGCATCTAAATCAGATGTTGCAGCTCCTCCAGCAGAACCTGTAATCCAAGTCTTGTAACGTCTGTCTTCAGTTTCAGAAGCTCTGTACCTTACATGTAAGAATGGTCTTTTTGCATTCTTACCCATGATTTGGTCATATACAGTTGTTGATCCTGCAGGAACTAATAATCCATTTACAGCACCTCCTGTTAAACCTCCTCTCATTGTAGGGTCATTTAGATATTTCCAGTCAGACTTGTAAAAGTCATAACCTCTTCTGAATCCAGTGAAACCTAAGTTTAATGCCATGTCTTTATCATTGTCAAATAAACCATATGAAGTTCCACCCATTCCGTAAGAATTTTGTGCAGCTAACATATCGTCAATATCAAATGAGAAGTTTCTGTTTACAAATAAAACATTTTCTTCAATAGCACCTTGCTTATCAAGTCTTTGAATAATTGAATCAAAACCTGCAAGAGTTGTTGGGTTTCCACCTCCCCAAACATTTCCTCTGTCATTTACAACATAGAATACTCCTTCAGAACCAGCGTTTACTTCTCCAGCACCTGGAACAGCACCTGTAGTTAATGCAGTTTCAGCTCCAGATCCGTTTGCTGCAGGTACAGCTTCAATCATTGCTGTTTCCATGTAGTCCTCAAAACGTAATCTTGTTTCATGCTCAGACTTTAAATACCATAGGTATCCGTTTGCACCATTTTCAGTTTGTATTTCTACCCAACCGATTTGTGCCATATCAGAACCAGATACTTGGTAAGTATCTTTCATAATAATAGGCTTATTATTAAAGAACACATCATCAGCTTCTAATGAACCTTCCATTCCTGCAGTTCCTTTTTTAAATTCAGAACCATACACAAATAAAGATAAAGTTTCAGCCGCTGTAAATGTTTGTCCACCAGCTTCGTAATAAGCAACATCAATTGTTGTTGCAGTTGGTGTGTCTGTAATAACAGCTTTGTTAGATAAAGAAGAACCAGGTGTATTATCAGAAAGCATGATAGTTTGACCTTTTCTTAATCCTACAGTAGTAATTCCAGCTTGTAATCCTGGTACTTGTGTATCGCTAATAGTAATAGTAGCTGTATTTACACCAGCTGCTGATCCAGAAGCACAGTTTACAAACTTTGTGTGTAATCTACCTTGTTCAGCCCACTTAATCATATCTGAGTTAGTTGGCATTTCAGCACCTACCATTCTTAAGAATGAAGCTACTGTTCTATTTCCATAACGCTCAAATTCCTTTTCATAAGTATCAGGAAGATACTGATTTAAGAAATCAAAGTTAGTTATGTAGTTTGTTGTTAACACTTGCTTTTGAGCTGATGGCTGTAAAGCAAATGTTGGGTTTAATTGTACTGACATAATTTTTTACTTTTTTTTAAAATTTATACTCGTTTTATACTTTTTATTCTGAGTCCTCTTCCACTGTTTGTATCACCGACAGCTCTAATTTTTAAACCATCTTTTGATACACTCTGAGAAGCCTGTCTAACGTCCATATCAATGTTTTTTGATTTTTTTGAATTGATAATGCTTTATGATATCCTTTTGCGTCTTTAATTAAACCATCTTCGTCCATATATTTGTTTACAAAATTTGCAACATCTTTTTGGACATTTTTAATTTCAGTAGCATCGCCAGGCTTGTAAGTAAAATTTTTATCTCCTACGTTAAACTCAAAACCTTTGAATTCAGTATTGAAAACCTCATCAGTTTTCTTGAGAAACCAATCATACTTTTTTTTCTGAGCTTCTTGCACAGTTTTAGATTCATCTATGTAACTTTTATAAGCATCTAATTTTTCTCTGTCATTGTCAGATAACCCACTCCCACTTGACTCAAGAGGAATTTTATATTTATCTTTTTG